GCAGGCGCTGTCCATATCTTGGGTAGCTGTTTCAAAGTCTATTGAAATAAAATCGGGGGCCGAAATGGGGAGTCCCATAATACCCTCCTCCTGCGTGTCCAACTTGGACACGCTAATTCCTTGTGGTCCCATAGTAAGCAATCGCTTTGCGCACAAATTCCTCAGTCACACGGAAATATTCAGCCAATTCCCAGGCCTCTCGGTGTCCCTGATGAACCGCCTGAATCAGCTCATCCCGCGGGATGAGCTTTTTTATTGCCCATCGATCCGCACGGTTTTCATGCTTGCGGCGGATGTCCAGTGCAGCGTAGGGGTTGTAGAAGCTCCCGGTCTCGCAGTGGCCCAGCTCGTGGGCCAGCTTTACAGCCTCCTCGGCAGCAGTGCGAAGGCACCAGGGATTGATGGCAACGGCACAACTCCCGTCTGCGTTCTGACAGGACAGGGACTCGGCCGCGTCTAAGTCAAACCAGTAGACATCGATCCCGTCCCGCTCCGCTGTGTCGTACAAGTCGAGCAGATCGGTCATTGCTCCCGCTTCTCCCTCTTCTTCTGCTCAGCGAGGAAGGCGGCAAACCGCTTCACATCGCCCCACATGGCGTCCAGGTCCTCCTGGCTCAGATCCTTGTCTCCGCCCCAGAAGGCGGCCTGTAACTGGGCCATGCCGGCCGCTTCCACCGACACCTGCTCCCCCAGAAGTTCGCTGGTTGTCACGCCTAGGTAGTCTGCCAAGAGCTGAACTTTTGCGACAGAGGGAGTCCGCCCACGCTCAATGTCATTGATAAAGCTCCCGCCAACACCGCTTTCTTTGCAAGCGACGGTTGGCTTGATACCCTTCTGAAAACATACATTTTTGATGTTTTGCACAAATTTTTCGGCATCCATAGGGCATCACTCCTATTTATAAAAGAATTCGCAATTTCGTATAAAATTGGAAAAAGCGTAAATCTAGACTTGACAATCCGCAATTGCGGATTTATCATGAAGTTACAGCGATATGCAAACGCCCATAAGGAGTGAGGTGAAGAAGGACACTTAACCAACTCGGAATAGACGCCGGAAGCAATTGTAATTCCCAATTTGCAAGCCATTAACAACAAGTTAAATTCATCCTACCACAAGCCCATGAAAATTGCAACTACTAAAACGAATGTTCGAGGAGGTGAAATTGTGCCAAAACTGCGAATTCGGGAGCTGCGGGAGGCCAAGGGGATGACTCAGTGTGACCTGGGGCAGCTCATGGGCGTAAGCCATGTTACGGTCAGCGGCTGGGAAAACGGCACCAGGATGCCGATGGCGGCCCGTCTTCCAGACCTGGCCACTGTGCTGGGTGTTGAGGTCAATGAACTATTCGGCTGCGAGCCCGCGGCCAGCTGAGAAAGGAGACAAACATCATGACACTTGAAGAAATTGCTTCCTGCGGGAAGGAGGTCCTTACCCCCGCGGAGGTAGCGCCTGTACTTCGCACGACAGACCAAACGATCCGGGTAGTGGCCAAACAGAGGCCCGATCTGTTGGGCTTCCCTACCATCATCATGGGAACCCGTGTGCGGATACCCCGTATCCCATTTTTGAGATTTATGGGGGCAATCCCAGGAGAGGAGACAAACCATGGACAATGAACGCAGAGAGGAGCTGTACCGCCTGTGGTGCGAGGAGACAAACGAGGCCGAAACCCAGGAGTGGCGGCAGGAGCTGGCCCCCGAGGAGCTGGATCTGGTGGCCCAGTGGGATATGGGGTATGCCCAAGGGGTAAATACGCTTTGTTCCCGCCTGTTGATCCGGGAAAAGCTCAGTGGCCGCTACAGCCGCAAGGAGATCGAGGAGCTGGAGGCTGTGGGGGGCCACTTCCGCCTGCGGCTGCGGGACGGGAGCCTGTACCTTGCCAGACTGGCGAAGGACGGTGCGCTCCGGCTGGACCCCATCGACGCGGCGTGTTAGGAGGGCGGATATGAGTAAGACAAGAAATCAGCGCAGGCGGAGCAGGTGGCTTTATCGGATCGCTCTGGCGCTCCTGCTGGCCGTTGTCCTGGCAGGCTGGGTTGTGGCGGTGTCGCTATGGATACAAGTCGAGCAGATCACCCGGGAGCAGCCTGAGCGGAACAGCGGGCAGCCGGTGTTATATTTGCCGGAGGGCTGGGACGAGCAAGACCCGGAATGGGTAGCGGCCCAGCAGCGGTACAATGTGGAGGCGGGCCTGCTACTCCCCCAGCTTACCACTAAGGAGGCGGATTGACCATGCCGAAGGACGACATATGCATCTACAAAAAGTGCCGTCAGGAGGCCGGTTTTACCCAGGAACAGTGGGCGGAGCGGCTGAACTGCTCTGTGGAGAGCGTGAAAGCCTATGAGCTGCGCCTGCGGGTACCGCCCCACTACACCGTGCTGCGGATGGTGGAGGAGAGCGGCTGCGAGTGGCTGGCGCTGCGGCACCTGCAGGAGAGCTCCGGCTGTCTGGAGGTCCTGCCGCCGGTGGGGATCAGGAGCCTGCAGGGGGCGGTGATCGCCCTGAGCAACAAGATATTCGATTTTGCCGACCGGCACCGGGACCGGCAGCTGATGCGGATCGCGGAGGACGGCGTGATCGACGAGGCGGAGCGGCCGCTGTTTGACGAGATCGTGGCCGACCTAGCTGACCTGATCGGCGCGGCCTACCAGGTGAAATATGCAAGGGAGGGCTGTCCCCAATGGGAGAGCATAAAAAAAGAACAGCCCAGCGGCTGCAACCACTGAGCTGTTCCAACACAAAGCTGTGTTTCAAGACATATCAAGTATATCAAATTGCCGGAACCCTGTCAAGGCCCCGGCATATGGGAGGAAAGCATGGCGGAAACTGTCATTCGGATCAAACGTGAGGAGGGCTTCACAGTCCTGCCTAATAGCCTGCTTCGGGACAGCAGGCTGTCACTGAAAACAAAGGGGCTTTTCTGCATGATGCTGTCCTTTCCCGGGGATTGGAGCTACAGCATCGGCGGACTGGTCAGCATATGCGGCGCAGGCCGCGACGCCATCCGCGGCGCTCTGCGGGAGTTGGAGGCCGCGGGGTATCTGGAGAGGGAGCGCGCCCACGACACAGGCGGCCGCTTTTCCGGCGTGGTCTATACCCTGCATGAGCAATCCTGCACACCATTGTCGGGAAATCCGTCCGTGGATGGAGATACACCAATGTCGGATTTTCCGACGTCGGAAAATCCAACGTCGGAAAATCCGACACTACAAAATAAAGATTATATAAATACCCCCTATAGTCCCCCAGAGGGGGAGGGTGTGCCGGGGGAAAAGCACACTCCCGGAGCGGCCGGATACACACCGGATACCGATCTGTTTGAACGCTTCTGGGCGGCGTATCCCCGCAAGAGGAACAAGGACCGGGCCCGGCGGGCCTGGAAACGGCTGCACCCGGACATGGAGACCTGCCGGGCCATGTCTGCCGCTCTGGAGCGGGACAAGCGGTCCCGGCAGTGGACCAAGGACAGCGGCGAGTTCATCCCCCACGCCTCCACCTGGCTCAATAACCGGCCCTGGGAGGATGGGGACGACGCCCCGCCCACCCCCTCCACTGCCCAGCCTGAGCCCCTCCGCGGTCAGGGGGTGCGGTACATATGAGCAAGCAGACGGCTACCCCCAAGGAGCTGCTCAGCGAGAGCCTGTTGACCGCGGCCGTGGGCGTGCTGGGTAGCATGCTCATCGACGAGGCCGCCGTGGGGCCCATGCTGACGGCAGTGAGCGAGGAGGACTTCCAGCTGCCCCAGCACAAGCACGTCTACCGGGCCATCCGGTCCCTCTACGGCGCGGGAAAGCCGGTGGACGCGATCCTGGTCAACGAGGCGCTGGGCGGGGCCTACGGCAAGCTGCTGGAGGACCTGATGGACCGCACGACCACCGCGGCCAACGCGGACGCCTACGCGGAAGCCCTGAGAAGGTCCTCCCGGCTGTGGCAGTTACGGGAGATCGGCGCGGAGCTGGACCAGGCGGAGGACGAGGAAGCGTGCCGGGCCTTGATCGATAAAGCGAACCTGCTGTTCTGCGAGCGGTCCGGCGTGAGGCGGCTGACCATGGAGCGGGCATTCACCGAGTTTTTCAAACGCCGGGACGGTGGGCCAACGGACTTCCTCCGCTGGGGCTTCTCGGACCTGGACCAGCAGCTCCACGTGGGGCCGGGGGACATGGTGGTCATTGGCGGCTATCCCTCCGCCGGAAAGACAGCCTTCGCCCTCCAGCTGGCCTTCCACATCGCCAAGGGAAAGCGGGTGGGGTTCTTCAGCTATGAGACGGACGCGGACAAGCTTTATGACCGCACTGTGGCATGCCAGACCCACACCAGCTTTGGCAGGATCATGGGCAACAAACTGGAACAGGATGACTACGGCAGGGTCAAGGACATGCGCGGCCATCTTACCGGCCCGGCCTTGGAGCTGCTGGAAACCAGCGGCATGCCGGTGTCCGGCATCGGGGCCTACGCCATGGCCCACCACTACGACGTGATCTTCGTGGACTATTTGCAGAAGATCCCTGCCGCACGGGCGGGGCGCTATATGACCGACTTTGAGCGGGTCAGCCAGGTATCCAACGACCTGCAGCAGCTGGGGCGGACTGCCGGCAAGACGGTGATTGCCCTCAGCCAGCTCAGCCGCCCGGAGAAACGGAAGGACGGCTCCACTCCGCCGCCCACCTTGTCCAGCCTGCGCCAGTCCGGCCAGATCGAGCAGGATGCGGACGTGGTACTGCTGCTGTACAAGGAGTATCAGGATTTCGCCTACTCCAGGCGGTGCCTGGATATCGCCAAGAACAAGGACGGCGTGGCCGGCCTGGGACTGCTGCTGAACTTTGACGGCGACAAGCAGCGATTTTCGAAGTCTGCGGCCCAGCCGCTGCCCAAGGCTCCGCCGGAGGGGCCCAAGCCCAAGCAGATCGACATCTTCCATCCGGAGGCGGCCGCGGGGCCGACCCCCTTTGACGAACAGAGGAGCTGAGAGCATGAAAACTATCTGCGTTATGAACCTGAAGGGCGGCGTGGGCAAGACTGTCACCGCCGACAATATGGCGGCCATCCTGGCCGCTGACCACGGCAAGCGGGTCCTGCTGGTGGACGCGGACCACCAGGGCAATACCAGTAAATTTTTTAAAGCGGACCAGACCGGCGACACCCTGCGGGAGGTGCTGCTGGGCGCGGCGGAACCCTACTGGCCGGGCGTGGTCCAGGGCGCGGGCTATGAGGGCCTGGACATCCTCCCCGCCGACATCACCCTGGCGGAGCTGGACACCAGCGCGGCCCAGAACATCGGCACCGGCCTCTACAAGCTGAGGGAGTTTCTCCAGACGGTCCGGGAGGACGACGCCTATGACTACTGCGTTATCGACATGCCGCCGGCCTTCTCTTTCGCCGCCCGGGCGGCGCTGCTCGCGGCGGACGAGGTCGTCGTTCCCATGAAGCTGGACGCCTTCTCGGTGGACGGCATGGCGGAGCTGCTGCGGCAGATTTCCGCCATGCGGAGGGTCAACCCGGCTTTGCGCCTGGGCGGCGTGCTCATCACCATGTGGCACAACGTGGGTGTGATCTGCCAGGCGGAGGCTATCCTCCGCAAGAGCGCGGTGCCGGTATTCAATACCGTCATCCGGCGCACGGACCGGGTGGACGAGAGCACCTTTACCCGCCAGCCGCTGCACATCTACAGCCCCCGCAGCGCGGCCTGCGTGGACTATCGGGCCTTTGTCCGGGAGTTTTTGAGAGGAGGGCCCAGCAATGGCTAAGGCGCAGTTTGACCTCACGAGCCTCATGGATACGGTGTCCAACTTGGACACATCCGCCGCCGCGCCGGAGCTGCGGATGCTGCCCCTGGAGGACATTCTGGGCAACCGGGGCAATTTCTATAGGCTCTCCGACCTGGATCCGCTGGCGGACTCCATTGCCATGGAGGGCCTCCAGCAGCCCCTGGTGGTGACGCCCTTTGCGGAGAAGCCGGGGAAATACCTGCTGATCTCCGGCCACCGCCGCCGGGCGGCTATCGAGAAGCTGGTGAAGGACAAGGCCCATCCCCGGGAGGACCTTCGGCTGGTGCCCTGCCTGGTACGGACCTACGCCAGCCCCGCCATGGCGGAGCTGCAGTTGATCCTGGCCAACTCCACGACCCGTGTGCTGACCAACGCGGAGATCTCCAGGCAGGCGGAGAAGATGGAGATACTGCTCTACCAGCTCAAGGAGGAGGGCTACGAGTTCCCCGGCCGGATGCGGGATCAGGTGGCCGCGGCCTGCAAGGTGTCCGCCCCCAAGCTGGCCCGCCTGAAGGTGATCCGGGAGAAACTCTATTGCGATTTCATGTGCCTGTTTGAGAAGGACAAACTCCCGGAGCAGACCGCCTACGCCCTGGCCCGGCTGCCGGCGGAGTTCCAGGCCAGGATCGCCAAGGCCATGGGCGGCAGCGCCCCCAGAGGCGGCGCGGTGGAGCGGGTCCTGGAGCGGTATGAGAAGCAGGGCTGGCGGTGGGAGCCGGACCAGAAGTGCCCGGACGGCAAGGCCTGCAAACGGGGCGACACCTTCCTGCGCCACGACCTGGAGCACACCTTTGAGATGTGCGGCGGGAATAAGTGCTGCCTCACCTGCCAGCGGGCGCTGGACGAATACTCCGCCTGCGACCGCATGTGCAGTAAGGCCCAGGCCCAGCGGAAGGAGAAAAAGGTGAAGAAGGACGAGGCGGCCAGGAAGGCCCAGGAAAAGCAGGTGAAAGAATACCAGGCCGCCACCCAGAAAAACGCCCAGCGGCTCCTGCCCGCCATTGACGCCGCCGGCCTGCCGGATCAATCCAAGATCCGGTGGCGTGACTATGGCCCCGACGCCGCGGTCCCCGTGGCCACGATCCGCAAATGGGCCAAGGGCGATTTTGGGGATAACACAAACGCCTGGCATTCCGACCGCCTTGCCCCGGGCGCTCTGCAGCATCCCTCGTCTTTATCCAAGCTGCTGGGCTGCTCTACGGACTATCTGCTGGGCGTCACCGACCAGCTGCGGCCGGCCGCGGCCCTGGAGGAGCCGCGGAACCCCCAGGAGACGGAGCCTGCCCCGCTGCCGGAACCCCCAGCGCCGCAGGAGGAGGAAACGACCTGGCCCCAGTGGCAGACCGGGAAGCCGCCCCGGTCCGGGGAGTATCTGATCCGCTGTGTGGTGGATGGATATGCTATGCGGGATATCCTGGACTACGACCGGTCCCTGGATCTCTGGACCTGGCCCAACACCGGTGACCCGCTGGAAGCCGAAGTCGTGGGGTGGTATCCCATCCCGCAGTATGATAATGACGATGAGGAGGAAACCAGCGATGCTGAAAATTGAGATGAACGGGAAGGAAACAGAGATTTCCACATATGGGACAGTCCCGGAGCTGGCAAAGGAACTGGGGATCGCGATCCGCTGTATACACGCTTCTATGGAACAGAGGGACCCGGCCGGCGCGGCGGCTTTTCGCTATGTTTTCACCGCCATGGTGGCGGATCCGGCCTCCCATATGTGGACGATGGATCCCGCGCAGCTCGGTAAATTTGCCTCCATGGGCGGCGTGATCAAAAAGCGGCAGGACAATGGCTGAGCCCTACCGTCTCCCGCCGCCGCCTTGCGGGAGCTGCCCTTATGGCCCATCCTCCCAGTGCGGCCGGAGCGTATGCTGCGGCGAATCCCATAGCGGGTGCCGGGCCTGGACAGAGTGGTTCCGGGAGAGCTGGCCGAAGGTGGCGGCCCAGCTGAAGAGGCCGGAGCCCGGTACGATCTGGAAGGAGGAAACCTGTGAAGAATAACTGCCGTCTGACGGGGGAGCGGCTGCTGTGGGCGCTCTACGGCATCGCGATCCTGACCATTATGGAGAATCTGATCACATACGCGAGGTGAGGTCCGTGTCACAAATCAAGCCGCCCTGCGGCGGCTGCCGGATCCGCGCCGCCGGCTGCCACGGATCCTGTGAGGCCTATCTGGCTTACAAGGCGGAACTGGCAGCCTATAGGGCCAAGAGGGATGCCCAGCGGGCGGGGCCGCTGGAGGCCGCCGCCGTCCGCAGGGCGGCCATCATCCGCGCTGGGCGGGACGCCCAGCGGGAACGAAAACGAAAAGGGGGATAAATCATGCAAATGACGCCGGAGGAAATCTGCCGCCACTATCAGCAGGCAAAGGACAAACCTCATGACATCGGGGTATTAGCGGAGCTGAACGCCACGGACAAAGCCAGCATCCGGGCGATCCTGATCGACGGCGGACTGTGCCCGCCGGACAGGGCCGCGCCCAAGCGCCGGATTAAGCGGGGCGCCTATGACGAGAAGATCGCGGAGCTGGCCGCACAGGGTATATCGGACAAGGAGATCGCCCAACAGGCAGGCTGCTGCCCGGAGACGATCAAAAACTGGCGCAAGCGCCAGGAGCAGAAGGCGGCGCCCCCGGTCCCGCCGGATGCCGGCGGAGCCGAGCCGCCTGCAGCCGAGGCCGCCTGCAGCCAGTCGCCGGAGCCAGAGCTGCGGCAGACGGCCGGCGGCGATATCTACGCCCGGCTGGAGGCCATCCTGGCCGCCGTGCCCGCAGATTCCACCCAGAGCGTCCGCGAGATGGCTTCGGACCTGATCTTAAACATCTTTTGCGAGTATATCTCTGCCCGCCTTGGCTTGGAGGTGCTGCATGAGCAATGAGGAGTTGCTGAGGGCCCTGGGCCGGCTGAAGGTGGAGACCAGCAGCCTGGCCTGCCTGGGCTGCGGCCATGAGCACAGCTGCTCTACCCACGGCTGCGCCATCATTCGGGCAGCGGAGGAGGCGCTGGAGGCGCAGAAAGGTGGTGACGAGGGATGAACACAGAAGTTATGTTTTTGAGCAAAACGGCTCTGTGGGAAACACCACAAGATTTATTTGATCGTCTGGATGAGGAATTCCACTTTAATCTGGATGTATGCGCCCTCCCGGAAAATACAAAATGCGCCAACTACTACACACCCGAACAAGATGGGCTCCTGCAACCGTGGCGCGGCATCTGTTGGTGTAATCCGCCATATGGGCGCCAAATTGGAAAGTGGGTCGAGAAAGCGGCAAAATCAGATGCAACTGTCGTAATGCTGCTGCCAGCCCGGACGGATACTCGGTGGTTCCATCAATACATATATGGGAAAACAGAAATCCGTTTTATTCCTGGACGTTTGAAATTTAGTGGCGCCAAATATAACGCTCCTTTTCCTAACATGGTTGTGATTTTCAGGAGAGGTGGTAGCAAGGGATGACCATCGGCGCAATTGTGCTCATCGTGGCCGCTCTGGTTGGACTTGCCACCATAGTTGTGGTCTCGAACAAGCAGCGAGGGGATAAACGGAACACGGACGAATTCACCGAGAAGCTCGTCCGACGCTGTCGGGAGGACGGCATGAGCGAGGAGGAAATACAAAAATGGATCAAGCAGCTATAGCCATGGAAAAGTTCTTTGCTATGGGTGAGGTGGTACGACGTGAATAACCACCAAGCCTATTCGCCCCAGCTCCGCCTGTACAACTCTGACTGCCTGATAGGGATGTCCCGCGTGGGGACAGGTACCGTGGATCTGATCTTGTGCGACCTGCCCTATGGAACCACAAACTGCGCCTGGGACACGGTTATCCCCTTTGACCCGTTATGGGAGCAATACCGGCGGATACTGAAGCCCCGGGGCGCATTGGTGCTCATGGCGGCCCAGCCCTTTGCCACGGATCTGATCAACAGTCAGCGGAAATTATTCCGCTATGACTGGGTATGGGAGAAAACCTCTCCCGTAGGGCATGCCAATTCCCATAGGATGCCTCTGCGCGCCCACGAACTGGCGTTGGTATTCTATCAGCGGCTGCCGGTGTACAATCCCCAGGGGCTGGTCGCTCTGGAGAAGCCCGTCCGCCGGAAGGCCTCTGGCCGCAGGTCTGGCGATGTCTATGGGAATTTATCCCGGGCGCATGAACAGCACTACACCAACTATCCCCGCTCCATCGTCCGTTTTTCCAACCGCTCTGAGCGGCGGTATCACCCGACCCAGAAGCCGGTGGACCTGATGGAGTATTTTGTCCGTACTTATACCAACGAAGGGGCTCTGGTCATGGATAACTGCATGGGCAGCGGCTCTACAGCTTTGGCCTGCCTGCGATCCGGTCGCAGGTTTGTCGGCTTTGAAAAGGACGTTGAGATCTTTGCGACGGCCACAGCACGGATCCGGGCGCATTTGGCGGAGTATCCGCAGGAGGCGGCGCATGAGCGGTCCTGCTAACTGGTACTGCGTCCGGCAGCGGGCGGGGCCGCTGGTCAAGGAGTGCAGGGCTATCCGGCCCCGGCTCCTGGCCAGTGACACGCCGCAGGACAGGAGAGAAAAGAACGAGATAGTCCGCTCACCCCATTCCGCCGTCTGCAGGTCTCAGGCGGACCGGCTGGAACTGCGCCTGGCTCTGTTTGGCTATGAGGGTTCGCATTACACAATGACCTTTGACTCCGCGCATCTGCCCTCCAATTTTGCCGGAGTACGCAACAGCCTGCGGGCCTTCATGGCGCGGGCAAAGCGGTGGCATAACGGCATCCCTTATGATTACATCTATTGCATCGAGGGTAAGCACGGAGATCATCGCTACCATATCCATCAGATCCTGCGGGACAGCGATTTCTCTCCAGCGGAGGTGCGGTATCTATGGACGGCAGGAGAGGTTGATGATGAGCCGGTCCTGCGCAAGGATGGCGGCTATCGGCGTCTGGCGGAATACTTCAACAAGGAGCGGTCAGATGGAGTTATTATCCCTATTGGGCGGCACCCCTGGAGCTGCTCCCGGAGCCTGAATCGGATGCTGCCGCCGCCGGAGCGATGGATGGACAGCAGCGGGATCATCGACATACCGGACAACGTCCTGTGGTCCAGACGGAGCTCCTGCGTCAATGACTTTGGGGCTTACTATTATGGGAGCTATATTTTGAAAAAGCGGTAAGCGCTTTTATTTTAGAATATGTCGCGCGCCCGCGCGTCAATCTTGAAATAGAGTGGAAAATTAGACACGTTTTATGTTAGGAGGCTCGGAGCTATTGCAAGAGGCAAAAAATTGTGGTAAACTGATCGTGAAGAACGGATGGCTATTGTGTCCCCGGTGCGGTCGAGGCAAAGTGCTGAAGCTGAATCCGGGAACGAGAGCAGCAGACCTGACCGTGTTCTGCAAGGTCTGCGGACAAGAATCCATCGTGAATATCGACGAGTGCCTGTGCCCAAGTGCCTGTGCCACATGATCCGTAATGTGCGGTCGTGTTGGTGCAGGCGTTTTCTTTTGCCCGGAGGTGATAGCCCGTGGCAATGAAACCCCTGCGGCCCTGCCGACATCCCGGCTGCGGGAAGCTGACCAGAGAGGGCTGGTGTCCGAACCACAAGCCCAAGGAGCGGCCCAGGAGCCAGGAGGCCCAGGCCTACCGACGCTGGTACTCGCTGGATATCTGGACCAAGGACCTGCGCCCCACGCAGCTCCTGCTGGAACCCTTCTGCCGGGAGTGTGCCAGGCGCTACCCGCCCGGCGATCCCCGGCACCGCACACCGGCCACTGACGTGGACCATGTGGAGGACCACAAGGGCGACTGGGCCAAGTTCACGGACCGGAGCAACCTGCAGAGCCTCTGCCATAGCTGCCACAGCCGCAAGACCATGGCGGAGATGAGCAAAAACCGGCAGAATTTTTGAGATTTTCATCTGGAAGCTACGTCCGCGCTCCGGCGCATGCCCGGGCGCGCGCTGGCGGCATGGCGCACATGCGCGAGCGTGGATCTTTGCAGGCCTCCCCCGCCCCAGAAAAGTTTGGGCGGGGGTGCGTAAGACCGCGAGCCCTCTCGTCTGTGAGAAAACTTCCCCAATCAGAAAATCAGGGCGCCGGGCGGCGCCGGAAGGAGGAGCAAAGTGTGCCGGCAGCAGTTAAAAATTCGGGCAATATGACCAAACACATGACTTTGGCGGAGCAGAGTGCGCGGCAGCAGGCCGAAGCGGATACCATGCCTCAGCGGCGGAAGCTGAAGCTGAAAAAGCCGACTTTCATTTCAGGCAGCAAGCGGGCGAACGCTTACTGGAACCAGATCATCAAGCGTATGGAGGGGCTTGTCCTCCTGGATGATTTGGACAGTGAGATGCTGGCAGGCTACTGCTCCATGCTGGCCCGCCGGGACCAGACCATCCTGCTGATCAACCAGCTGATGGATACGCTGGGCGTTGTCGGCGCGGTAGATGCAACAGGGAAAAAAGCCGCTAAGCCGGACGCCGATCTGACCGACCTGGAGTGGGAGGATTCTGCAAAGGGCGTTCCTCCCGCCCTGACGCCGGATGAGCTGATCGAGGCAGTGTCCAAGTTGGACACATTGACCGGGAAGCTCCAGGCCTTGGAGCGGAACCTCCTGCAATACGCGGAGAAACTAGGGCTTACGCCCTCCGGCCGGGTGCGGCTGGCGCAGAAACGGGCGCAGGCCGCGGCGGATCCGCAGCCAGATGATGACCTTTTTGGAGATTGAGGTGAACGACGATGAGCATGGTCCACTGGATGCATATGGAACAGCTGCAGGATATCTTCCAGCTGAGGCAGGATCCCGAACAGATGCAGGCGCTGAAAGCGTCCATGGCGGAGTACGGCTGGGCCCTTCCTCTGCTGATTGACGCCTCCGGCATCGTCTGGGGCGGCCAGGAGCGGCTGGGCGCCTTCCGCGCTGACGGTTCCGGCCGGGCCCCGTGTGTCTTCCGGGAATTCCTCTCCAGCGGCCAGCAGGACGCCATGCAGATGGCGGAGCGGATTCTCCTGGCACGGCTTCCCTGGGATGGGGATGTTATGGACCAGGTGGAGCGGATCCTGCTGGATGCCGGCATTGAGCTGGAGGTTATGGAAGGTGAGTAGATGGCAGAGCGGCCTGCACCACCCTGTCAGCGTCTACGCCAAGCAGGTGGTCCAGGGACGGCTGCGGGAGATGTGCTGCCCCTATGAGATCAAAGCCTGCCAGCGGCATCTGGATGACCTCAAGCGCCAGGGCACGGAGGATTTTCCCTATGTGTTCGATACCACCCGGGCCGACCGGATCATCCGCTGGTTCGGACAGTGCATCCAGGTGCGCGGGCCATATGCTGGTCAGCCTATCGATCTCCAGCCCTGGCAGATCTTCGACCAGGGATGCCTTTATGGGTGGATCCACAAGGACACCGGAGCCCGCCGCTTCAGCTACACTTACAACAAGCGGGGCCGCGGCAACGTCAAGAGCACCGAGGTCAGCTGCAAGGCCCTGTACCACATGTGCGGCGACGCCATCTATCCGCCCTATCAGCCGGAACTGGCCCAGTTTGAGCAGGAGCCGGAGGTGGAGTGCGCGGCCGTGGACCGGCCCCAGGCCATGCGGGTGTTCGGCGACGCCAAAAAAATCGCGGAGGCCTCCCCAAACATTGCAAAACGGCTGGTGATCCCCAAGTCCAACCCCATCGTCCACAGAACCCGCGGCGGCTTTATGCGGGCGCTGAGTAAGGATACCAAGAACAAGGACTCCGGCGCCCCCAGCTACTTCGAGGTGGACGAGTACCACGCCCATCCCACAGACGAGATCTATGAGCTGGGGAAAAACTCCTTCGGCAAGCGGTGGCAGTCCCTTCTGGACGTGATCACCACCGCCGGCGACGGGGCCGACAGCAAGCCCTGCTTCCGGGAGGAAAAGTATGCCAAGCAGGTGCTGGACGGCGAGGTCCGGGACGACACCTATTTTGTGATGATCCGGGAGCTGCCGGCAGGGGCCTCTCCCCACGACAAGAGCCTGTGGGTGATGGCGAACCCGGTTTTGCGGTATCCAAACGAGTACAGCAGGATCCTCCTGCGGGAGATCGAGAGCGAGTACACGGCGGCCTACGGCTCCAAGGAGGCCACCAAAATCAGCAAGTTCCTGACCCGGCGCATGTGCCAATGGCAGGCAGAGAGCCCCAACAGCTATCTGGACGCCCGCCTGATGGAGCTGGCCCGGAAAGCCCAGGTTCCAAAAGAGAGGTTTGCGGAATTGACCGACGGGCTCCGCTGCCACTGCGGCTTCGACCTGGGCAAGCGCATCGACCTGAGCGGCTCCGGCGCGGTATTCCCGCTAGCGGACGGCCGGATCGGCGTCAAGGCCCACGGCTTCCTGCCGGAGAACGCCGCCACACGCCATGAGCACACCGACCGGGTGCCCTACAGGGCCTGGGCCCAGGGCGGGCATTGCACGCTGACCCCGGGCGACGTCACCGATAACAGCTATGTCCATAACTGGATCTGCGCCGGCGAGCGGGAACACGGCTGGCGGGTGGACGAGGTGGACTACGACGGGCACAACGCCACGGACCTGGCGATCCAGATGTGCGAGGAGCGGAACAATCCGGACTTCTGCGTAGAGGTGGCCCAGACCTGCGCCGGACAGAACCTGGCGGTGAAGGGCTTCCGGGAGCTGCTGCTCCAGGGCAAGCTCGTCCTGGAGGAGAATCCCCTGCTGATCTGGTGCCTGGGGAACGCCATTGAGGTCCAGAATAACTACGGCGACGTCAAGCTCAACAAGAAGCACAAGGACGACTCCCAGCGCATCGATCCGCTGGCGGCGGTGATGAACGCCCTGGCCCGGGTGCTGGTACGGGAGGACAAGCCGGATCTGAACGCGGCGCTGGAGCGGGGGGACTGGACCCTCTGACAGCCCGAAACGACAGCATTACATACTCTCCGATGGCCGCGCCGGGCAGGGGCCATACCTGCCCGCATTGTTTTTCCTCCTGGCAGCGGGAGGCCGGGGCCTGCGCCCCCGCTTCCCCTGTCCGGCGCGGCTATCGGAGGGAGAAGGAGAGACGGTATGCATGACAGCAAAAGCAGGCAGCGGGACCACCCTCTGGAGGAGCCCGTGAGGCTGCGGGAGCGGCTGGGACGGTTTTGCGCCAGGTGGGGGGCGGATCTGCTGCTCACCGGCGGCGCAGCTGCGGTGGCTGCGGGCGCCGCGCTGATCTATCCCCCGGCGGGCTGGATCACAGGCGGCGTACTGGCCATTATCGGCGGCGTGCTGGCCGCCAGGGGCGGAGGCGATGGACGATGATCTTTGACCGGGGCATTCGAAAGGCGGCAAGCGGGCCGGGGGCCGCGCTGGGCGGCGTGCTGAGCCTGGACAGCGCCAGGGGCTGGGACGGCTGGACCGAGGATATGGCGGCCATGAGCAGGGACAAGGCCATGAAGCTGAGCACCGTCAACCGCTGTGTGGAGGTGCGCTCCACCGCCGTGGCGCTGCTGCCGCTGTACATCATGGACGAGACCACCAAGGAGCGGCTGGCAGACCACCCCCTGCGCCGGGTGCTATGGGGCCAGGCCAACGAGGCCATGACCCGCGCGGACTATGAGCGGCTGATGCAGTGCAATCTGGACCTGAAGGGGAACGCCTACGCCTGGATCAACCGCTCGGGGCGCACTGGACGGCCGGTGGAGCTGATCGCCCTGGATCCGGACCATGTGACGCCCTATGTGGCGGCGGACGGGTCGCTTTGGTACATCTTCACCAATCCCCGCACCGGCGAGCTGTTCCGGCTGCACCCGGCCGATGTGCTCCACTACAAGGGGTACAGCACCGACGGCATTGAGGGGATCTCCATCCTGCGCCGGGCGGCCCTGTCCATCCAGACGGGGCTTGCGGCCCAGAGCTACCAGCGGGACGTCTACCGCAACGGCGGCAGACCCTCCGGGGTGCTGACCGTAGAGGCCGACATCGGCGGGGACGTCGCGGTCAGGAACGCCAAGGGCGAGGCGGAGACCATCAGCAAGAAGGAACTGATCCGCCGGGAATGGGAGAAGATCCACAGCGGCTCTGGGAACGGGTTCCGGATCGCGGTGCTGGACAACGGGCTGAAATACTCCCCCATTGCCATGAGCAACTCCGACGCCCAGTTTGTGGAGAGCGAGGAGCAGCGGGTAGCGGACATCTGCCGTTTCTTCGGCGTCCCGCTCCATATGGTGTACGCCGGGAAACAGGCTTACAGCTCCAACGAGCAGAACAGCCTGGAATTTGTGAAGTACACCCTCCAGTTCATCGTGACCCAGCGGGAGCAGGAGGATTCCCGGAAGCTGCTGCTGCCCAGTGAACAGAGCGCCGGATTGCGGGTGAAGCGGGAGCTGAAGGCCTTCCTGCGGGGCGATACGGCGGCCCAGGCGGCCTGGTACAAGGCCATGCGGGAGTGCGGTGTGTATAACGTGGACGATATCCGCGCCCTGGAGGACCTGCCCCGGGTGCCCGGCGGGCAGAGCCGCTATGCCAGCTGGAACTACGGCCCGCTGGAGAGATTTGAGGAGCTGAGCGCCTTGCGGGCGCTGGGCGGAAAGAAGGAGGATTGACTACGATGGACTGTATCTTGAAAACGCCCGGGGTGACGGCGGAGGAGCTGGGGCTGATCAACGCCCTGGCAAAAACGCCGCTGACGGCGGAGCAGGTCTACACCTTCCGGGTGCGGCTGTGCGACAACCGGGTGGACCGGGACCACGAGCGGTTTTCCCGGAAGGCGCTGGAGAAGCTGGCGGAGCTGTTTGTGGGCAAATGCGGCCTCTTTGACCACCTCTGGACCGCCCAGGGCCAGACCGCACGGCTGTACAAGACCCAGGTGGTGGACGAGGAGGGCGTCACGGAGGCCGGGGAGCCGGTGTGCAGTCTGATGGGCTGGGCCTACATGCCCAGGCTCCCCGAAAACGAGGGCCTCATCGCCCAGATCGAGGCGGGTATCAAAAAGGAGGTCAGCGTAGGCTGCGCCGTGGGCCGGTCGGTGTGCTCCATCTGCGGCAGGGATCGCGGCCAGTGCGAGCACCTGGGCGGCCGCCAATACGATGGCAGGACCTGCTATTTTACCCTGGAGGACCCCACGGACGCCTACGAGTGGAGCTTCGTGGCCGTCCCCGCCCAGCGGAAGGCGGGGGTGGTGAAGGGCATGGACCGGGGACTCCTCTCCGCGGCCGATGTGGACCGGATCGCGGACCGGGCGGCGCAGCGGCTGAGATCGCTTCTGGAACCCGCCCCCGACGCTCCGCCCCCGGCGGAGGACGAGCGTGTGACCAAGCTGGCACAGGCCAGATTAGAACTTGAAAAAATTCGATTTGGAGGTATTTGAGCATGGACAAGCAGAAACTTTACGAGCTGAAAAACGACAGGGCAAAGGCCCTGGAGACGGCTTCCGCCCTGCTGGAGGAGGGCAAGCTGGAGGAACACAACAGCGAGATGGAGAAGGTGAAGGGCTTCAATGCCCAGATCGAGGCCGTGGAAAAGCTCCTGCAGGAGGCGGAGCGGTTTGCCGGTCAGCCCGGCAGCCAGCCGGGGCTGGAGCCGCCCGGCCAGGGTGAGGGCGGCTACCAGGAGGCCGTGAAAGCATTTGCCCAGGCCGCCAGGGCCGGGTTCCCCAAGGTCCAGAAGGCTGCCGGCGACATGATGCAGGAGGGTGTGGAGGCCGATGGCGGCTACACCGTTCCCAGCGACATCGTGACCAGGATCATCACCCGGCGCGAGAGCAAGGAGAGCCTGCTGGACGAGGTTCGGGTGATTCCCGTGACCGCCAAGAGCGGACGGCGCACCCTTAAGAAGCGGGCCCAGCACCAGGGCTTTGCCACCGTGGCGGAGGCCGGGAAGTTCGGCAAGGCGGCCACGCCCCAGTTCGAGACCATCTCCTATGAGATCGAGAAGCGGGGCGGCTATCTGCCCGTGACCAACGAGCTGCTGGATGACAGCGACAACAACATTGCCGCCGTGGCGGTGGAGTGGCTGGGCGACGAGGCCCGGGTGACAGCCAACAGGGAGATCCTGGCGGTTATCCAGACGAAGGCGGCCCAGACTCTGGACGGTCTGGACGGCATCCTGAAGGCATGGGTGGGCCTGGGCAGCGCCTTCCGCGCCACCAGCAAGCTCATTACCAACGACGACGGCCTGCTGTGGCTCGGCACCCTGAAGGACGCCAACGGCCGCTATCTGCTGACGCCCAACCCGGCGGATCCCCACCAGCTGCGGCTGTGCGTGGGCCCCCACACCCTGCCCGTCAAGACCTACGACAACGACACCATCCCTACCTCCGGCACCAAGATCCCCATGATCCTGGGCGATCTGAAGGAGGGCGTGGCCTACTGGGACCGCAGACAGTTCACCGTGAAGGTCAGCGATGTGGCCGTTGTGGGCGAGCTGAACGCCTTTGAACAGGATCTCACCATCTGGCGCGGCAGCCTGCGGGACGACTGTACCGCATGGGATGACACGGCCTTCCTCAACGGCTGCATTGATACCGCGGCGGCCGCGGGCTGATGGAGGTGACGGATATGGCGAGAAGTGAGACAAAAGCCGCAGCGGCCACAGAGGATCTTCAGGTGTCCGGTCCGGAGAAGACCGGCGAGGCCGCCGGAGAGCTGGAAGCAAGCCGGGAGACAATGGCGCCAGATGTCCCTGCGGGCTCTCCCCGTTTCCAGGTGACCTACCCCTTCGGGCTGAATCTGCGGGCGGGTCCCGGCAAGGGCTATCCGGTCCTGTCGGTGCTCCCCGCGGGCGCAGAGGTCCAGGCGGCTGGGGAGCGCGTCACCCCGTCTGGCGGCGGCGCATGGCTGCCGGTGGAGACCTGCCAGGGCAGCGGCTGGGTGGACGCGGCCTATCTCCGCCTGGCGACGGATTGCTGACCGCCATGGCGATCAGCGAGGAGCGCCTGACGGCGCTGCTGGCCTACTGCAAGTTGCTGGAACTGCGGGACGATCCGGAGGTGCAGATGACCATCCCCGTCCTTTATGCGTCCGCTGTGGGATATCTGGCGGGGGCCGGGGTGTCGGAGCCCCCGGAGGGCACTGACCGCAGGGCGATATTTGACCTGGTCGTCAACTACCTGGTATTGGACGCCTATGACCAAAGGAAGCTGAGCGTTTCAGAGGCCTCTCTCAAAGAAAATCCCGTATACAGAAACATGATGAACCAGCTCAAATGGACGGAGCCAGTCGATGTGTCCAAGTCGGACACAAATATATGCGGCAAATAAGAATCGCCCGGCGCTGCGAAACTGCAGCGCCGGGTGGAAAGGATTAACCATGTCTGTGGATGCGGGCAAGCTGAATAAACGGATCAAGATCCTGGCGGAAGCAAAAGTGTCAGATGACGATGGCTATGGTACAAAGAAAACATCTTTCGTATGGTACTGCTGGGCGCAGTTCTCCCGCACCAGCGGTAAGGAAATGGCCAAGGCCAACGCCGATTACGCGGAGGTAGCAGTTCGCTTTCTGATCCGTACGCCACCGGTAGCTATCAGCCGGAAAATGGTGGTTCTCTATGCGGGACGGCGCTATGAAATCACTTATGTGAACGACTATGGAGACAGAGGGGAGTATACAGAGATCCTCGCGAAACTGGAGACGCTGGAGGGATGAGGAATGAGCCTACACTCTGTATTGCGTAGTGCAGTTTTGCCGCTGGTGTCTGTCTGCGAGCCGGGCGTTTATGAGGGCGATCAATCTGAATACTGCACCTTTGTGGTGACAGACATCCCCGAAGTCTTTGCCGAAGGCCGCCCCCATGCGATGCGCTATCTTGTGTATCTCCACTGGTTCCTGCCGTCCGGCATCAATCCTCTCACGAAAAAAAGACAGCTGTGTCAGGTTCTGTTGGGTGCTGGCTTTACTTATCCGTATGTGGAGGATGCCAGCGACGAGGACGGGCAGCACTTCGTGTTTGAGTGTCAATACACGGATGGTGATGTGTAATGGCCACCCTTGGCACAAGTGGGTTGGACGAGCTGAGGCTCTCCATGAAGGAGATCGAGGAGATCCCTGACGACGTAATGGATAAGATGCTCAATGCCCAGGCAAACATTGTCCTGGCGGCGCAAAAACGTGAGGGGATTTCTCAGGGAGTGCGCGATACCGGCCTGACTTTGGACTCCCTACGCAAGGAAAAGCCAAAGCGAGCAAAAGATGGTGTGAAAGCCATACGCATTACTTTTCACGGCTCCGTGAGGCGTGGGAACAAGTCGGTCCGTTTTGCAGAAATTGCTTTTGTCAACAACTACGGGAAAAAGAATCAGAAGGCGCGTCCATTTGTCAGCGATGCAAATGAAAAATGCGCAAGGCAGTCCACCGAAGCGGCAGCAAACATCTATTACGCCTGGCTGAAATCAAAAAATTTGTGAAAGAAGGTATTTAAATGCCCGCATTTGATCTAAGAGGCATCCGCGTTGCGGAGTATGTCAACACCGGCGGAACCATCACCTACAAAGAATCCATGAGCGTCGGCGACGCCATGAGCTGCAACTTAGAACTGAAATTTGCCGAGGGGCGGCTTTATGCCGAAGGGAAGCTGGCGGAGTACCTGAAGCTAGCAACCGGTGGGACTCTATCTGTTGCATCGAAGTATATCCCTGCCGATGCTCAAAAGCTGATGTACGGCGCTACAGGGAGTTCCCGTACAGTGAACACAAAGGCAGTGGACGGAATGAAATTCACTGCCAAGGATGTGGCAAAGTATGTGGGGGTTGCATTTTATGCGCCCGACATGATTGATGGCGTGACAAAGTATACCTGCTGCTTTGTTGCTAAGTCTCTTTTTGGCCCGCCCGCTATGTCGTTCCAAACAAAAGGAGAGTCCCTCGTATTCCAGACGCCCACCACTACGGGGGAATTCCTCCCTGATGACAGCGCCAGTGAGGTGCTGCAGGAAGTTGCCATCGTGGATACGCCGGAAGATGCTATTGCCTGGTGTAAATCTGTATTTGGAGAGACTACATGATGGATATGAGGCTCAAGACTGCGCTTTTTGCGCTTGACGGCAAGACCTATACTGTATGCTGCAACATGAATGTGCTGGCAGATGTCCAAGAGGCCTTTGATGGCGATCTGAACGCCGCACTGTCCAGCAAGACCTCTATCCGCTTTGTGCTGGAGTGCTTGGCGGCCATGCTGAATGACAGTGCCGACAGCAATGGCTGGCCGGAGCGGTTTACCGCCAGACAACTGGGGCGAAAGCTCTCGCTCGCTCGCAGAACAGAGGTGCAAGACATGGTGCTGGATCTGTTCCTCGCCTCCTGCGCCAGTGACGCACCCTCAGAAGGCGGTGACACGGAGCACGATGAAAAAAACGGGGAAGCCAGGCCAAGCGAGACGGTGGAATAAACTTTGCCTGGTACCTCAATATTTGGATGAATGTGCTGCACAACGATGAGAGGATCTTCTGGAAGACCATGACGCCGCATCGTTGTGCAGCGCTGTACAGAGAGTATTTCCGCCCGGCCAGGGCCGCTGAGAAGCCGTCTGAGCCGAAACAGCAGTCGCTCTCTGCATACCTAATGGGAGGTGGTTAAGTGCCTACCCGCACAATTGATACAAAAGTTCAGATATCCGGGGAAAAGGAATACCGGAATGCAGTGAGTGAGATCAACTCGGGACTGAAAGTCCTGAACTCCGAGATGAAACTTGTCTCCGCACAGTTTTCGGATAACGCTGACAGCGTTGAGGCGCTTACTGCAAAGCATGATGTCCTTGGACGGCAGGTTCTGTCTCAGAAAGACAAAATAGAAACGCTTCGAGCGGCGCTCAAAGACTCTGCGGAAGCCTTTGGTGAGGGTGACAAGCGCACCATGGCCTGGCAGGCGTCCCTGAACAAGGCGGAGACCGAGTTGATTGGCATGGAGAAGGAGCTGAAGGATAACAAGGAGGCTCTGGACAAAACCAACGCCTCCATGAGGAATGCGGAAACCTCCTCCCAAAAGACCGGCTCAGCCTTTGGCTCCCTTAAAGAGAAATTCTCCAGCGTGTTGGGCGAATCTACCGGTTTGGGCACAGCCGTCAATGATCTGGCTGGGAAATTCGGAGTGCAGCTGCCGGAGGGCGTGACTTCTTCCCTGGACAGCATGGCTCAAATCAACCCAGCAGCACTAACAGCCATTGGCGGTATTGCCGCCTTGGCTGCTGCCGTTGTCAAAGCTGAGAAGGCCCTATGGAGCATGACGGAGGCTTCTGCCGGTTTTGCCGACAATATCCTGACGCTGTCTGCCCAGACGGGGCTCAGTACAGAAGCCCTACAGGAGTTCGAGTATGCCTCAGAGCTGCTGGATGTATCCTTGGATACACTGCAGGGGACTATGACGAAGCTTACCAACAACATGCAGACGGCCCGGGATGGCTCCGGAGCGGCCCATGACGCTTTCGCCACTCTAGGCGTGGGTATCACCAATACTGACAGCAGCTTACGCAGTGCCAATGACGTATTCATGGATACCATCGACGCCCTTGGGCGCGTCCAGAATGTTACAGAGCGGGACGCTCTGGCAATGGATATTTTCGGAAGATCTGCGCAGGATCTCAACCCGCTTATCATCCAGGGCAGCGAGGCACTAGATAAGTATGCAAAAGAGGCCCATGATGTTGGATATGTTCTGGATGAAGAAATGCTTGATGCACTGGGGGCTGTTGACGATGCGCAGCAGCGCTTGCTTAAGACCCAGGAGGCCGTCAGCAACCAGATCTCGGCGGAGTATGCCCCCTACATGGCGGAGGCCCTGGGGGACACCAGGGACTTTATCCAGGATATCGGCGAGAGCTTCCGGGATAGCGGTATCGTGACATCTTTTGGTCAGCTCCTGACGGCGGCCTCTGGCCTGCTGGAGCCTACCGGCGAGTTGATAAAATTTATCCTCCCTGGCTTATCTGCGGCCCTCGGGCCCGTGGCTGAGGGATTTGCGTTGATCTCTGATACGTTGACGGTCATTACCGGTATACTGACTCTTAACGGAGATCTGATAAAAAAAGGCCTTGGCCTTGGCATCACCAGCGGTAATATGTCCGCTACCCAAGCCCTCAAGTATAAGGACTCCGGATGGGTCTATAACGAGCAAACCGGCCAGTGGGAAGGTAACTACGGACACAATGCAGCTGGAGACTGCAACTGGCGAGGCGGCATGTCCTGGGTGGGGGAAAACGGCCCGGAGCTGGTTTCTCTGCCGCAGGGGTCAAGGATCTACACCAGCCAGGAGAGCCGGGATTTAGGCGGTGATATCTACTACATCACCATTGACGCCAGGAGCATTCAAGAGTTCGAGGATATCGTCCGCATCGCAAGGGAGCGGCGTAGGATCACACGGATGGGAGGGGGAGATTAGCTATGGGAGAAACAAGAGTTTATGCCGACAAATCGGCAGAAATATCTTTCTCTGTTCCGTCTGCGCATTACAACTCGCAGCAGGCCTATAACTACGGCACAAACCAGGGATATTTAGCACTCGGTTTTTCGATTCCGGAGGCATTGAAATATAAAAGGATAAGCTCTTTTGTCCTCAATGTCTATATAATTAATTGGCCCTTTGGGTCATCGGAAACGATCTACAGCTCGATCTATGGCGCGCCGTTTAATCCAAACACTGTTACCTATAATACGAGGCCATCTGTTGCCTATTTTAAGTCCTATACCATCCATAATCTTGGCATCCCGGGCTATAAAGGCATCATATTCGACGTGGCAACGTCCGGGGCAAAAGAAGCTCTGACCAACGGTGTCGAGCTATCGCTGGTAAATCAGACGATTTATACCGACAAAGGCCTCAATCGCCCCTATCTGGCGATTACCCATGACGATCAGATAATCGGCATGAGCGTCTCCACCAATTATATTTACCAGGCGTGGAGCGCTATAGATACTACCTTCAGTTGGAGCACAGCTCCACAGATTACAGATACCCTTATGCCGGTGGCGACAGCGTCCACAGTGTTTCGTTGGCGCAGCAAGGGAGCCAGCTCATACCATGAGATTAGCTGCGGGACCAACACGCAGATAGCAATCCCAGGCGGCACCTTTGCCGGACTGGCCGCTATTGAGTGGCAGGTCGCCGTTACCGCAAATTCCGGCATCATCACAACCTCCAGCTGGGCAGAAATCAGTGTAGCTGACCCTGTTATTTACGGCGCGTCTCCATCATCTGGCTATATTGATGAAAATGTTGACAATACCTTCCGTTGGCGGACGGCCCAGACTGCCGGCTACACGACAATATTTGTTGCCCAGGCATCGGCTGTATTTCGCTGGCGCAATACGGAGGGTGACACGATTCATACAATCAGCTTGGCAACGGAGGAAAGCGTCACCATCCCAGCAGGGACCTTTGTGGCGGATACAGTTCAATGGCAGGTGACGACCGTTTCAAAAACCGGAGTCGCAACAACCTCGGACTGGTTTCCGCTGTCTACGGTGGAGGTTCTATCTACCGCACAGGCCATCAGCCCGGACAACGTGATCCTGGATGGTACGAAGCCTGCGGTCTTTGCCTGGAAGCATATTATCAGCACCGGAACAGAACAGACGGCTGCGGAGCTGCAAATCAGCCCGGATAACGCCACATTCACCACATTGGTGCGTGTGTCAGGCAATGCGTCGACATACGTGGCCCAGGCGAATACCCTCACGGCAGGAGAACTGTATTGGCGCGTGCGCACCTATAACACTGACAGGCGGCCCGGCAGCTGGAGTAATGTGGCCCATGTCGTTGTTGTGGCTGCACCTGCGGCCCCATCTGTGCAGCTGGAAACCGTAAGCCCGCGGCCGGTGATCCGCTGGCAGGCGGAGGGCCAGCAGGCCTATGAGGTGATAACCGGCGCAACCAGCAGCGGCATTAAATTTGGGGCGGACAAGAGCTACCAGCCCAAAAAGCCTCTGCCGGACGGCGAACATACCATCAGCGTCCGGGTACAGAACAAGTTCGGATTGTGGTCCGAATGGGGGAAAGTTGCTGTGACTGTAAAGAATGCTCCTGGGGATGACATCACCATGGCGGTCAAAGGTGGGTATACGGCACATCTGCAGTGGTCCTCTGCTACGGTCTACAGTCGCTATATTGTTGTTCGGGACGGGAAATGGATCGCGGAAACCACTGATTTGAGCTACACGGACAATTTTTCTATCGGTGTCCCTCAATACCAGATCATCGGCTTCCTGAGTGATGGTGTCAATTACGCGGTGTCCAACTTGGACACCGTACAGATCCAGTGCGACACAGTTGTGATTGCGGAGGTAGATAACCCCGTCTGGCAGCGCTTGGGCCTAAGCGAGTCATCCAGCCGGCAAATCTCGGCACGGGCAAATCAGACGGTGCGCTACATCCATTACACAGGATCACCACTCCCCAGCGCGGAGGTCGGCGAAGCCGTTGATAAGTCCATCAGCTTTGATTGCGCCTTCCTCCATAGCCAACAGGACCAGGCGGACGCATTGGAGGCCCTCATGGGCCGCGTGGTTTGCGTCAAGACCGCCCAAGGCCAGATGGCCGTCGGCGTACTGGGAGGCTACAGCCTCAAAGCGACGCGGTTCTATCGCGCCTATAGCTGCACGGTGACGGATATCGCCTGGAAGGAGGAGATTACCAAATGATCAGAAGCTATAGCTATCGTGTGGATGTGCTGCGCAACGGCGCGGTAGTTGCGGAGCTTAAGGCCACGGCCCCTCCATCGGTCTACTGCGACAGTGCGGCGGACATCAAGGCCAGCATGGCGGGAACATTTGCATTTAACCCCGTTGTCAACTACCTCACGGATGAACTGAAGGTGTGGCAGATCATAGATGGCGTAGAGGCGCCTCTGGGCGTTTTTCTGACAGGCACCTATACGGACATCTATGATGAGGCTGGCACCCATGTGACCCGCCTGGAGTGCTACGACAAAGCCTATCTCCTGCAACAGACCAGAACGGAAAACATCTACCATATCTCCGCCGGCACGAACTACGTTGCAGCCATTGAGCAGCTTCTCCTTGCGGCCGGGATTACCCTGTATATCGTTACCCCCACTGCGCATACCCTGGCTACTGACCGAGAGGACTGGGAGGTCGGGACGGATTACCTGACCATTGTGAACACTCTGCTGGGAGAGATCAACTATAACCCCATCTGGTTTTCTGCAGATGGCTACGGAATCTTGGAACCATCCGCAGAACCGGATGCCGGCAGGATCGACCACACCTACGACGGGTCAACAGAACTGTCCGTTTTGTATCCGGACTGCACGGCGGAGACGGATATATTCGATAAGCCAAATGTATTTCTGGTCATTTGCAGCAACCCGGATCTTCCCGCCCCAATGTCAGCGTCTGCGGTGAACGATAATCCTCTGTCTTCGCTGTCTACCTTCAAGCGAGGACGGCGGATCGTGGACATCAGATATGTGGACAACGTTGCAAGTCAGGAGGAGCTTGACGCATACGCAAAACACATATGCTTCGATTCTATGCTCTCTTCCGAGACAGTGACAGTCAAGACTGCTTTGATGCCAGGGCATGGGCTGCTGGACACCGTGGCTATCAATCACCCCAAGATACAAGGCATCTTCCAGGAAACCTCCTGGGGTATGACTCTGGCACCTGGGCAGTACATGACACACACCTTGAGGAGGATGATCCTAATATGAGGCAGAGCAGAGAGTCAAAGGTACTGTTTGCCACTATTGGCAACGTCAACAGCAATGGCGTAACGCTGATCTTTGATGGGCAGACCGCTCCCACAGCAAAACGGTATAAGCGCAATAAAGCTATTGCCTTCAGCGCAGGCCAGCGGGTCAAGGTCATCAAGACCTGCGGTACCTACCTGGTAGAGTATCCCATTGGATAATTGGGGAGGCAAAATGAAGATTGTATCAACATCGTCAACAGATAATATGATCCTTCTCCCTTTGGGAAAGCAGGGGGAGAATCTGGCGCGAGGTGTGTTGTTCCAGGAGCCGCTGGCCTGGAGGGACGCCTTCGGGCCGGGTGTGGCCCAACTCATCAACCGCAGGCCGGACGAGACAGTACCCTATCCTATCGTTCTGGATGAACAGCCAGAAGGTTGGCTGTGGGTGCTGACGGCCACGGATACGGACAAGCCTGGCCAGGGTGAGTGCGAGCTACGGTACCTGATAGGGGATGTCGTTGCCAAGAGCCGGACATATTCCACCGTTATACGGCCCTCCCTGGCCCATGGGGATCCGCCCACGCCCCCGGAGCAGTCCTACCTGGATCAGGTAGCCGCCCAGGGTGCAAAGGCCGTCCAGGCCGCCAAAAATGCCCAGGACGCAGCGGACCGTGCGGAGGAGGCGGTAGTGCATCAGCCCATCATCCGGGACGGCACCTGGTGGACGTGGGACCAAGCGACCGGGGAGTACCGGGACACTGGAACCAGCGTTGGAGGCGGAGGAGGGGGCAGCACTTACCGCATCGGCCACGGCCTGAAGGTGGACGATGCGACCAACACACTGTCGGTAGACGCGGTGGACGCGGTCAACGCACCAGAGGGGGACAATACCCGGCCCATCACCGCAGCGGCGGTCAACAGCGCCGTGGGGAATATTGAGGTCCTGCTGGGGACCATCTGAGAGGAGTTATGACAAATGAGTATTGCAGCTGAGATCAGCCGTATCCAGACGGACCGTAACACCATCCGGGCCAAGCTTGTGGAGCTAGGCATGGCCACCAATACCGCTAACCTGGACGCCCTGGCCGCAGCCATTGAGGGCCTTGTCAACCGCGGGGCCGTGTCCGCCACCGTCCAGGAGGGGGACACCTATACCATCCCCGCCGGGTATCATAACGGGTCCGGCACTGTCTCCGGCGTGACGGGCGGAGGCAACTACACCCTCCAGTCCAAGACCGTCACCCCCACCAAAAAGCAGCAGAATATTACCCCAGACAGCGGCTATTACGGCCTGTCCGATGTGACCGTGGCCCCCATCCCGGACGCCTACCAGGACGTGTCTTCCGTTACCGCCGGGGCCGGGGACGTGCTGACTGGCAAGGTGTTTATCACGGCCGACGGCAAGGTCATCACCGGCACCATGCCCAACAACGGCGCTGCCGGAACGACCCTGACCGGTACCAGCATCACCTATACCATCCCCGCCGGATATCACGACGGCAAGGGCGTGGTTAAGATCGTGCTGGAGGAAAAGACCGTCATCCCCACCAAGGCCGCGCAGGTGGTCACGCCCACCGCCGGTAAGGTGCTCAGTAAGGTGACGGTGGCCGCGATCCCGGACAGCTACATCGACACCGGCGACGCCGATGCCGTGGCAGCCAATATCCTGGAGGACAAGACCGCCTATGTGGCCGGAGCCAAGGTGACGGGCACTATGTCCAACAACGGGGCCGTCGGAGGGACCATTGACGGACTGACCGCCACCTCCAAGGCCATCCCCGCCGGATACACCACCGGCGGGACTGTAAGCCTGACGGATGACATCGAGACATCCCTGGCGGCCATCTGAGGGGGTGCGCTATGAGCATACAGAGCGAGATGGACCGCATCCGGGGCAACGTCCAGGACACCCTGGGCGTGATCGCGGCCACCGGCGTAGCAATCCCGGAAAGTGCCAACAGCGACGCCCTGTCCGCCGCCGCCCAGGCGCTGGCTAACGAAAAGCAAAACAAGCTCACCGGTTCGCAAGGGCAAGTGGTTGGGTTTGATTCCAGCGGTAATGCGGTGGCACAGTCGGCGCCGCAAACCGCTGCTATCAAGCTGATTAAATGGTGACGCCATGATAAAGACGATTGCAGGAAAATTTGTGGTGGGCCAGACAAAATACAGGGGGTTTCTGGGCACCCAGCCCATAGCCCCTG